TTTGCACTGCAATGTTTGTGTTATAGTCCTCACCAGTTTCAAATGCTTCACAAAGTTTTCCAATGTGAACATCAGCTGGATCAACAACCAGCAAATGACCATCTTGAATTTTGGTTCGTGTTAATGGTGGGTAGATTGGTGCATAATCTTTAAGATCATTGATTAGTTGTTCACGAATTTTATCATAATCAACTGCACCTTCAAAGTCAGGATTCTTAAAAAATAAACTTGTATCTTTGGTTTTAACCCAACCATGTTTGACATTATGAGTTGGCACACCAGCCACTTCACAATATGTGTCAATCTTGGATTTTAAATTTAAGAAGTATTTTTTTACACTTAACTCTGATTTTCCAGTTAAGTCACCGATTCTTTTATAATAAGTATTACGTTGCTCATTATCAAATTGCGGATACTTGTTAAAGATGTCAATCCATTCATCCGAATAAATCCTTTTCATTTTGTACATTATATGATGGACACGCTTTGTTTGAAAACTCATTGTGTCCATGTATAGTAACATCCGGATAGCAACCTTTTAACTTTTTTACAAGTCTTATGATTGAATCCTTTTGTGCTTTTGTTCTTGTGTCTTTTGGTGTTTTGCCATCAGCTTCAACACCCCCAACATATGCAACCCCAATGCTACCTTTGTTAAAACCTTTTGTGTGACTTCCCATCAATTCAATTGGTCTACCAGCATTTATGTTGCCTTTTATATCAATGACATAATGATAACCAATGTCTGACCATCCCCTTGCCAAATGCCATCTTCGTATGGTATCAACGCTTATGTCATCCCCTTCACGTGTTGCAGTGCAATGAATAATTATTTTATGGATTGCCCTCATATTTGTTTCTTAACATCCTTGATCTTTGAAATCATTTGTTTGAATTTATCAATAAACGAATAACCTTTGACTGCAATAAATGATTCATCCATTGACTTAACTTCAATGCTTATCAAAGTTAATGCAGTTATTTTTGTTGCAAGAAATTGAACATCCACAACGCTCATTGTTAATTCATTTATAATAAACACATCCGAACCATACACCATCATAATGGTTGTGATGTATGATATTAGTTTTGGAACGAGTCCATTTCTAAATATTTTGGATGTGATTTTTTCGTTTAATTGTTTGGCTTTCCAAATGCCAAATGCAGTGTCAATAATGGTGCTTAAACTAATTAAAATTATAAGCGGTTTTATTGGTGCAAAAAATAATATGATGACTTTTAATATGGATGTCAAATATATTTTCATTCTTCTTCATCCGTTTCAGGAACAACACAAAATGGGCTTTCGCTATGTTCAGGTAAAGAACAATATTGCTTAATATACAAAGATTGATCCCCCGAAAAATAATGTGCTACATTATCGGGATCAGGATACACCTCGTAATCTTCTAAACTTTCAACTTCGTCATTCAATAACATATCAACAGAATACATAGTCGATAGGTCAGTACAAGTCCCTTCCTCATTAAATGCTTTGCATATGAAGCCAATCTCTACGATTGCATTGATTGCTGGTATTAATGTTTCGTTCCCCTCCTCATCTTCAGAGTATAGGGTTGGTCTAATGGTTGCCCATTGTTCGTCAGTAAATTCGTATTTTTTAAAAATCATTTTTTTATGTTGTTAATGTTGCTAATTCGCTATTTGATAATGCGGTGCTATATACTTGTATTTGGTTGGCTTTGCCAATAAACTTTGAAGAGCCTTGTCCTAAATCAAATTTTAATCTATCTAATCCAGTTGGTGTTGCTGCAATTGCTTGAGAAGTACTTACTATTGCTCCGTTAATATAAACAGTCATAAAACCACTTTCCCATTTGAACGCTAATTTATTAGTGTTTGTAATTGTAATTCCAATAGCTTGAATTGTTGCCCTTAAAACTCCTCCAGCATAAACTCTGAATCTTATTCTATTTGATACATTAAAATACTCTATTTGTATTCCGTTATTAAGAGTGCCATCAGATAACGAAATTGCTCTATTTGTCAAATCGTCATTTAAAGCACTTATTTCAGCATACAATACACCTTCACTTGAGTTTATTCTATCCGCAACGTTTGTAATACTACACGCATCCGCATTCCTTGTGACGGATGAGCCTGAAGTATTTATTAGCGTTGTGGCGTAGCTGCCAGCCTCAAGTTGGGCTCCCCATAATAAAACACTACTTGTTCCGTCACCAACAAATGATGTATTATTATCATCATCAAGCACAATTATATCAAATCTAAAAGATGTGCTTCCAGTAGTTTCAACCATTATACATCTATACCATCCATTCCCATAATCTTCAATTTTTGCCGAGTCTACATTTGATGTAGACAATACTTGTCCGTTTAATAAATCAAAGTCAGCATACCCACCAGTTGTGGCATTTTCAGTAATTCTTATTTTATTATATCCGTCTTTTTTTGCAAAAACAGAAGCGGCATATTTTGTCGAGCTTGTAACTGAATATGATGGTGTGTATCTGTGTTGACCATTAGCTGTGTTAGGAGTTGCTTTATTAGCGTTAATAGTACCATCGGGTGAAGTGCTATTATTTGCTAAAGTTGTTATGTTTTGTGACGAATAAGTCGAGAAATCACTCGATTCAGTAACGACGTTCGTCCTCTGTGGCTCCAAAATTAGTGAGCCGTTGGAGTTGTTGAGGTAGTCAACGCGAGGCATATTTAACCTCGTTGTCGTTGGAAAATATGTCTTTGCGGATGTGCCTTTGACGAGTTGGGCACCGTAAATGTATATGTTTTCTGTTCCATCGTATGTCACACTTCCAAAACTTCCGCCCTCAATACCTATTCTTACAGTATTCTGCAAATTATCATTTGTTGTATGTCTTATTTCAAATCTATACCATCCGTCACCAACTGATTCTACTGAACCTACCATATTTGAACCAGTTACACTTGTGATTGTCCCATTTTCAAGATTAGCAGTTAAGCCAAAGTTTCCAGATTCACTTAAATACATAGTTGCAGTATTTGCAGTTCCTTTTTTCATAAAAACAGAAAATGAAACTTTGCCAGATATAGTAACTGTTTGTGACAAAAAACTATAATGTGTTCCAGAATTTGCTTGTAATTTCCAAGATGTGTACTTTCCGTTTGGTGCTAAAACACTCGTATCTAACGACTCTGTGCTATTAGTATTCCCCCAAGTCGTATCAAAATCATTTGATTGCTGAAGTAAATTATACGGCATCTCTTGAATATAGCCGTCTTTGTCTGTGTATGTTCCAGTGGTAGATCTTGAGAATGTAAAATCTTGTTTATAGAATCTCTCGCCTTCTTTATAGTATCCAAGTAGGTTGTCTGACTTTCCAGCCCAGTTGCCGCCTCCTAATTGTATTGTTGGTTCTGCCATTATAGTATAGTATAGTTATAGAATGTTGCTAAATTATTAAAACTCAAGTTTACCTGACCAGTCAAATCCGATAGTTCCTCATCACTCAACGCCTCATCAAAGACCATTAATTGCTTTGTGTTGCCGTAGAAGTCCATCAATCCATCACCCCTATCAAATGATAATTTGGTAAAAGTTCCACTCGAAAACGCAGCAAAAGAAGTATCAGTAGCGACCTCTACTCCATTAACCCATAAAGCACAATCATTGGCTTTATATTTAACTGCAATTTTATTTGAATTGGTAATCGTTAAACTTTGTCCGTAAATACCTAAATTAGTACCGCTTCCAGCACTTTCAACAGCTATTGTATTGCTTGGGCTATTTTGATAAAAAAATGAAATTCTATTTGTTGCAGTTCCATCGGATAAAGATATCATTCGATATGTGCCATCATTAGCCAACGCTGCTATCTCGGCAAACAACACACCCTCTGTGCTATTAAAGGTCGCAGAAGTCCCCGCATTGTTGCATACATCCGCGGTACGAGTTACGGCTGCCGTTGTGGTTGGGATATAGGATGTTAGATATGAGCCTTGTTCTAATTGTGCTCCGTATAAATATAACCCATCTGTATTGTTTGACATTGTCCAAGACTCTTGCCAACCAGAAGTTAAACTCGAAACTAATGATATGTATATTGAATTATATAGATTTAATGAATTTACACTACACCTATACCAACCATTACCATAGTCCTCAATTTTTGCATCACTAAAAGCACTTCCAACAGCTCCAATAGTTCCGTCATATATATCAAAGTTTGCATATTGATTTGTAGTATTTGCACTTGCAATTTGCAAATATCTTAATTCTTTTGCTTTTGCAAAAACACTTAATGACGCCGTTACAGACCCTGACGACCCTTGCCTTATATGATGTCTTGATGCGTTAGTATTACCGATTAATGTTATTGCGTTTTGCGTTCCGTCTGGACTTGTAGTACTATCAGAAACTTTTGTTACGTCATCTAATGCCCAAGCTCCGTAAAAATTAGTGGAATGTTGAAGTAAATTCGTCCTCTGCGGCTCCAACAATAAACTCGCACAACTTGCCCCACCGCTATAATCCAAGCGAGGAACGTCGTTTTCAATATATTGTATAACTGATATGCTATTAAATACAGAGCCAGTTTGAGAAGAATATCCATTGTTAAAACCACAAAAAGTGTTGCTCGTTCCACCAACTGCCTCAATTGTTTGAACGCCTACAGATAATGCGTATTGATTGCCACCAAAGTACAATGTTGTTGCTCCGTCTAAACTTGCAACATCAACAATAACTTTGTAATATTTATTTGCAGTAACTACACCACCTTGATAAGCAAGTCCACCGCTTGTTTTAGTCAGTTGTCCACCAGATATACTTGCAGAGCCACTCCAATCACTATCCGTAGCAAAATCCCCGTTTGTAACTTCTTCCGTTGTTCCTAAAACTTTTGCAACCTCTATCAATCCCTCACTATTTACCCTCGTTGCACTTGATGAACGAGAGAAATCAAAGTCGCCGTCATTTAATACTTCTTTTACTGAAACGTTGTCGATTGAGCCAGTGAATGAGGATATAACACTAATTAAAAAACCACCAGTTGTGACCGCTTGTATGTAAAATTCTTGAACGCCTACTTCCGAAGCAACATTGCTATAACTTGAGCCGCCAAATTTAATCCTTATTGAACCACTTGTGTAGCTTTTAACTTCTAAAGTAACTTTATAAGTTTTGCCAACTACAACACCACTTGGATTTTGAAAAACTATGCCAGTTGAAGCAGAGCCATTCAATGACCCCCCACTTATAGAC